GTCGGCAACGTCATTTCACGCAGAGAAGAAGCTGACACTTTCACATCGTTGCGAACGCGCTGCGGAACTGGCGACCCATGACAAGCCGGTAACTGTTTGGTGCGAAACCAACGATGAAAGCGCTTTGCTTGCGAAACTTATCCCCGATGCAATGGAAGTGCGCGGCGATATGACGCCCGAGGAAAAAGAGCGCCGTTTGCTTGGATTTGTTGACGGTGATTTTCGCGCGATTGTCACAAAGCCAAAACTGGCAGGGTTCGGCGTAAACTGGCAGCACTGCGCCCATGCCGTTTTTGCCTCGATCAGCTTTTCATACGAGCAGCATTACCAAGCCGTGCGCCGTTCGCATCGATTCGGGCAAACAGAGCAAGTGCGCAATGATATCGTGATTGCAGACACAGAGGCCGCGATATGGTCGGCAATTCACGGCAAGGCTGCAAAGCATGAAGAAATGAAACGCCGCATGAGCGAGGCGATGAAACGAGCGCAAAATCAAACTGAAAACAGGGTGAAATACGAACGCCCGCTTGATCTTGCTTTTCCAGAATGGCTAGTAACAAAAGGATAATGGACATGAAAAAACAACCAGAATATCAAGGCAACGGATGGGCTTTGCACAATAGCGATTGCGTTGAAGGTATGCACGCAATGCCAGAAGGCAGCGTTGATTGCGCAATCTTTTCACCGCCATTCGGAGACTTGTTTGTCTATTCGGACAGCGAACGCGACTTAGGCAATGCAGGAGCCGGAGATAAGTTTATTGAACAGTATCGATTTTTCGCAGAAGCCCTAACACGCGTCTTGCGCCCAGGCCGCATCGCATGCGTTCACTGCACTGACTTGCCAATGCGAAAAGGCCGGGATGGGGCGATTGGCCTGCAAGACTTCTCTGGCGATCTAATCCGCGCGCATTCTGCGGCTGGCCTGATTTACCACGGGCGCGCGACAATCTGGAAAGACCCCGTAGTCGAGATGCAGCGGACTAAGGCGCTTGGATTGCTTTACAAGCAGATCCGCAAAGACAGCGCTATGAATCGCGTTGGGATGCCTGACTATATGCTTTTTTTCCGCAAGGATGAGCCAAATGAACGGCCTATTGAACACGCCGCGCCTGGTGACCGTGAAGCTTGGAAAATAGCTTTAGATTGGTTCAATGACCTTCGCCGCAATGGTCTTTGTGCTGATATTCCTGATGCTGATTTGATGCAGGAATTAGTAAACGAGGTAGAATTTGACGTGATGGAATGGCAAACTCTCGCAAGCCCGGTATGGATGGATATTCAGCAAGGCAATGTTTTGCGTAGCTTTCGCAAGGCAAAAGGCGCAAACGATGAAAAGCACGTTTGCCCATTGCAGCTTGATGTTATCCGTAAGTGCTTGCGCCTATACACGCGGCCCGGAGATGTTGTTATGGACCCATTCAACGGCATCGGATCAACAGGATATGAAGCTTTGCGCGCGCGCCGTAAATATATCGGGTTTGAGTTGAAGCGCGAATATGCGGAACAGGCAAACATTAACCTGCAAGACGCCGCCGATCATGGGTCAGATATGTTTGAAGGTGTATGATGATAAATGAAAAAAACAGCATCGGGCGGGTCGCGGCGTACTGGTCAGCACATCTTGATATTCCAATCAGCGCAGATGATGTTTTGACTATGGCACGCATCGCAAAGCTGGCGCTGGAAGCGGATAAATCAGATTTTGGGGCCATGGTAGCCCAAACGCAAGAAGGCCCTTCTACGGGCGAAAATGTGGGGGTAAATGAATACCACAAAGGAGCGCAAGCGTGACAGCAATCGAAACAACAATCAGCACGGCATTGGGTTTCGCCGTGTCTTGGTCGCTGACATTCTGGGTGCTGCCATTGTGGGGCTTTGCGCCTTCACACGGCCAGGCGCTATCCATCACGGCGGTTTACACCGTGGCATCATTCATTCGCGGCTATGCAGTGCGGGCGTTTTTTAGGAGGTGGGTGGCATGACACCGCAAGAAGAAATCCAAAGCCTAAAGGCGGCTCTGCAAAATATGCGCAATGAATTGAAAAAAGCCATGACGACAAACCACAATGTCAGAGAACAGAAAAAAGACGCGCAAGCCGATTGCATAACAATGCGCGAAAGCATGGCCGAAATCCGGGAATACCTGAACCAAGGCCGGATCCGGGACGCGCTGGACGTGATCAACAATGAAGAATCCGCATGGATGGCGCGGCGCGAAAAAAGAAAGAACAAGGCATGACGAAAAATAAGCAAAACCTGCCACCAACACCGTGCAAGATTAAACAAGCGGAACGCGAGGTCATAAGGGCGCGCATCTTCAAAGCAATATGCGGCGGAACAAAAACCATCAACACAATCGCCGCCAAGCTGGGCCTGCCAGGTCAAACCGTCAGATATGCAATTATCGGTATGCGCGACCGTGGCGAAATCATCGCCACAAAAGCAAATAACGGCTATGTGCATTATACGCCGCCAAAGCCAGCAGATCCGCCACCGCCTGAAAAATACCCCGGAACAATGGTTCTAGAAAAACGCAATGCCGAGCCGATCAGAACGGCCAGCACAAACAAGCAGCACATTAACCAAATCAGACTTCCACAATTTCCATGGCAAAACGAGGCGACAGCATGAAAAACCTAACAATTGAAGACAAAATTTTGAGCGCTTTCTGGTCGCCAACGCGACAGCAATTCTTGCCACTCGTGGTTGAGGACGTGGTAAACCGAAGCGGCATAACAAAAGGAAAGGTGGTTCCTGCACTTCAAATGCTGGTGCGCCGCAGTAAACTTGCATACGAAACATTGCCAGGCGGTCGGCAATGCTACACCGCAAAAGAGGCAAACAAATGACCAACACACCAGACACAAGCCGGGAGGCGGTGGAGGTGCTGATTGCATCAATCCCCGGTGCAAAGTCTTTGCAGGAAGTTTACGACTTGCAGGATAAAAATGCGCAAACCATGCGCGCCCTTCTCTCCCGCGCTGAAAAGGCAGAGGCCGAAAACGAGCGGCTAAGGGCAGCGCAAGCGTGGCAACCGATTAAGACAGCGCCTAGGGACGGGACGAAGATATTGTCCTTTGTTTGGACCATTTATCAGGGCGGTGTTGTGGTTGCCCATTGGGATGATAATGATGGGTTCATAGACTGTGATTCTGACTTTTGGGAGCCAACACACTGGTTGCCATTACCCGAACCACCAACACCCTGACCAGCGGGTAATTGCTGGCGGATCATGCGGAGAGTGCCGGGCTTGTCCACCCAAACCCCGCAATCCGCGCAAACCATCATTCCTTTCTGGGTGGCGAGGCGCGGCAACAAACACAAACAAAGGGCAAACCGAATGAGCGACAGAAATACAAAACGATTGAGCGAGCGCATCACATTTCTTGAGACAATCAACGAAAACCAGTGCAAAACAATCGAACGGCTCCAAGCCGAAACAGCAAGCCAAGCGCGACAAATTGAAATCCTGAAAGGTAAAAAGCGATGACCAAGCGCAAATCACGCAAGCGAAGCCGCACAATCAGCCTACCAAATGGGGACGCCGCAACAGCGCCGCCAATGCAGGGCAGTAGGGATCCGCAAGAAGACCCTCGCAATGTAGCACTTGAGGCACGGGCCAGAGTGTTCAACATCAAGCCAGATGACGCACCACGGCGCAGCACACAGGCCGATTGCTGCATCGACAGCATGAGCGACAGCCAAGCATTGCGTGAGGTGTGGCAAAGCATACTGGCATCTCGCCGCAACTATCGCTTGCGCAATGGCATCCAAGACGGGCCAAAGTGCGCAACAATAGCAATGATCCCAGATGCAATGCAGACAGACACAAGCCTAACAGTTGATCTTCGCACAGACGACGAACGGGACACCGCAGCAAAGCGCGCTTGGCAATCATGGCTTGACCGTATCAACGCGCTACCAGCCCCGCAGATGATCCGATCAATCAAGGACGCAATGGATGGTGGCATCAATGGGCAAGGCGGCGAGTTGTGGAAGGACGGCAAGCACACAACGCGCGGGGTGGTGTTCGTTATAGCGCTCAGGGAGTTGACAAACTGACAAGACGCTGCCACAGTTATCAGAATAGGATTTGCCCGCGCTGGAAACAGTTGCGGGTTTCTTCATGCGAAAGGATATGGTGAGGGCTTGGCTAAGGCTGCACAGCAACACAGGCCGGCGGGCTTGGGATGTAAACACAAAGCCCGCAAGCATAAGGCCACAGTCGAGCGCGCAAGAGGTTCGGCCCGTGATCGTGGCTATTCAAGCGAGTGGGACAGTTTCAGCAAGTCGTTCATAGCCCGCAACCCATTGTGCGAGTATTGCTTGGCAAAAGGCTTGACGGTTAGCGCGAGTGTGACTGACCACGACACACCACACAGAGGCGACCCAGAATTGTTCTGGGTTAATACGTTCACCGCC